AGATTATTATCTGCAATTGGTTGCCTATATACTAGCACATAATGAAGTCTACGGCACTGACATGAAGCGAGGAGTTATTTTCATGTGTAGCAGGGCATTTGAATATCAGCAGTTTGATCTGCTCCCCGAAAACTTCAACAAATACCAGGATATGTGGCTGGCTAAGGTAGAGGAATACTATACCGCTGCCAGATAAATACTCTATAACAGGGGTAGATTATTATGGCAGTGGTGCAAATTTCCAAGATACAGGTCCGCAGAGGACAAAAAAATTCAAATAGCGGAGTTCCGCAATTAAGTTCTGCGGAATTTGCTTGGGCTGTGGACTCACAGGAACTGTTCATAGGCAACGGTTCGGTCGCTGAAGGCGCACCGTATGTGGGCAATACTAAAATACTAACAGAGCACGACAACATATTAGATCTAGCATCTAGTTATCAGTTTGCATCTAACGATACGTCGATTACTTTAAGCGTGTCGAGAAGCCTACAGGGCAAAGCAGACGAGACTGTCAGTGTAGCAGACTTTGGCGCGATCGGGGATGGATCTACTGATTGCACATTGGCTTTTGAAACAGCTTTCACTCAACTGTTTAGAAATGTAAACACCAATTATAGAAAAGTCTTGCTAGTACCAAATGGCGAGTACTTGTTCCTCAGCGACTTACGTATTCCTAGCAATGTTATCTTGCAAGGTGAAACTCCAAATGGTGCTGTGTTAAACATAGGATCTAATAACATACGATTCATTACCAGTACAGGATTGGAACTCGCAGATTTCAACAGTTCAAATAGACCCACAGGGTTAAACTTGTCCAACCTAACCATCAATAGAGTCGGCGGACAATTGGTATTGAGTGGAGTTGCTGATTCGCAATTCGACAACATAACCTTCCGAGGTGAGTACGTGTTAGGTAATGCAGTTCCTTCCTTGAGCACTGCTCCGGCAGCAGTATTCTGGGAAAACACATTGTCCGGCACTAGAACAAACAACATCAAATTTAATAAATGTTCATTTGAATCAAACAGCATAGGCATAAAGTGTTCACAGACCACTGCCTACGAAACCAATATTTCTTTCCTAGACTGCGATTTTTTCGTAGGCCATGTGGGAATCTTTATCAGCGGAGTCAGTACCCAATCTAACAAATGGAAGATCTTTGATTGCGAGTTTGAAGAGATGGCATCCCAAGCTATACGATCTACAAATGGATACAACACACTAGTACAAAGAACTAAATTTAAAAATTGTGCAAACGGTACAGGTACAGCATCATCACCCGAAGACAACATCGTGTACTTTGGAGAGAAGAGAAACAATATATTGGTAGACTGTACCTTTGATAGACAACAGGCAGCTGGTGTAGTTTCGTCAGTGGCAACAGTGGCAGTCAACGAAGTTTACAACAGCGACAAAGTTAGCATAGTCGACAGAAATTTTGGTCAGATATTTTTATCTGACAGCTTTAGACCATTGGCAGTCTTCTCTGCCTTTAATAAATTTTATACAATCAATTACTTTCTAGAATTGGGAACACATTCTAGAGCCGGAGAATTAAATCTCAGTATTGGAGATCAGTTAGGTGAAATATCTATTTCTGATCAGTATCAATATTCTCCACCATCGTCTACGTCAACCGAAGGAGCTCTTATGACAAACTTTGAATTTCTAGCAGAACTTAGAGATAACGATGCCGACAGCGGTATCGATACAATAGTGCTGTCGTATAAGAATCCGTTGGCGTCTGGTCAAACAGGCACTATATCGTTTGATGTAGCCTACGGTGTTTGACAAATACGACACTGAAAGATTAGCAGAATGGAAGCAGTTCAGAGATAGGTTAGAAGTCAGCGATACTCCCTTAGAGGATGTTGCTAATCTCTGGAGCCTAGCTCCATTTGTTAATCCGTATCTAAATCCAAACAATCCCTCCGAATGGCCCGATCCATGGCATTTGGTATTAGATTCTCGCCTAGATGATCTTGCAATCACTTTGGGTATGCTGTATACTATTAAATTAACACAGCGGTTTATGGCCTCCGAATGTGAGATACATACGTCTATGTCCACAGAAGAAAAGCATCCCAACTATTTTTTATTATTAGATAAAAAACATGCTTTAAACCTGGAATATAAGCGGGTAGTTGAAGTTAATAATTTGCAAGAATTGAAATCCAGGGTGATATGGACTAAGGTATAATGTCTTATAAATATCTTCCTGATCATAATAAAAACCGAGAAACAGACATGACCATTACAGTAATAAAAAGAAACGGAGAGAAAGAGCCATTAATGATCGAGAAATGGCAGGCACAGATTGCAAAGGTCTGCGCTGGAATAGCTGACGTGAGTCAGTCGATGATAGAAATCAAAGCACAATTACATTTTTACGATAACATCACTACAAAAGAAATAGATGGCATAACACTTAGGGCCATAGTAGATCTAATAGATGCAGAACAAAATCCAGATGTAGGTCATACCAATTATCAATACGTGGCAGGCAAGCAACGTTTGAGTATGCTGAGAAAAGATGTGTATGGCAGTTATACTCCTCCCCACCTCTATGAAATTATCAAAACCAATGTAGCCACGGGATTATACACGCCTGAGCTTCTTGAATGGTATAGCGAAGATGATTGGAACAAGTTGAATGACATGCTGGATCATGAAAAAGATGAAACATATTCATATGCAGCCATTGAACAGTTGATAGAGAAGTACCTGGTCAAGAACCGTGCTACTAAGGAGACTTATGAAACACCACAAATTCGTTATATGGTTGCAGCCGCGACTGTGTTCCATAAAGAAGAACCTAATGCAGCCCGTATGCGTTACATCAAAGAGTACTACAACGCGGCTTCAGATGGTTTGTTTACTCTTGCTACACCTGTCTTGGCTGGGCTCGGCACTCCTACTAAACAGTTTTCTAGTTGTGTGCTTATCCGCAGCGACGACGATCTGGATAGCATATTTGCTTCTGGTGAGATGATGGCCAAGTATGCCAGCAAACGTGCTGGTATTGGTTTGGAGATAGGCCGTCTGCGTTCACTAGGTAGTCCCATTAGAGGTGGAGAGATCATGCATACAGGTATGATCCCATTCCTTAAGAAATGGTTCGGTGATCTACGTTCATGCTCACAGGGCGGCATTCGTAATGCCAGCGCCACAGTATTTTATCCCATATGGCATTATCAGTTTGATGACCTTATTGTCCTTAAGAACAATCAAGGCACAGAAGAAACTCGTGTACGACACATGGACTACGGAGTTGTGTTGTCAGCTTTCTTCTGGAGACGTTTTAAAAACAAAGAACAAATTACGTTTTTTGATCCTAATGATGTACCTGACTTATATGAAGCATTCTATAAAGATACTGCTCTATTTGAAGAGCTGTATGTCAAGTACGAAAAGCAGAAAGGTCTGCGTAAAAAGACCATGAGTGCTGAAGAAGTGTTCAAGAGTGGTATACTGAAGGAGCGCACGGATACAGGTCGTATCTATTTGGTGTTTATTGACAACGTGATCAACCAAGGACCATTTGATCCTGAATATCATACGATATATCAGAGTAACCTGTGCTGTGAGATTCTATTACCCACACGTCCCTTTAAGAGACTTGATGACGATGCTGGTCGCATAGCGTTATGTACACTGGGATCTCTCAACTGGGGAGCGTTCCGGAACCCAGAGGATATGCGTAGAGCCGCAAGGATTCTACAGCGTAGCCTGTGTAACATTCTTGACTATCAAGATTTTCTGTCGATACAAAGCAAACTAAGCAACGACGAGATACAACCATTAGGCATTGGTGTTACTAATCTAGCCTACTGGCATGCCAAGCGTGGTTTGAAGTATGGAGAGAAAGATGCACTACAAGAAGTCAAGACTTGGATGGAACATCAAGCCTACTATCTAACAGAAGCCACTGTGGAGTTGGCCAAGGAGCGTGGCCCTTGTACCGAGAGTGCCAAAACACGCTACGGTCAAGGTGTGTTCCCCTGGGAACTACGTGCTAAAGGTGTAAATGAGCTCGCAGATTTTGCTCCGGAACTAGACTGGGAAAGTCTTAGAACTGATATGAAACAATACGGAGTACGCAATGCCACATTGATGGCCATCGCTCCTGTTGAAAGTTCTAGTGTGGTAATTAATTCAACCAATGGTATCGAAATGCCTATGAGTTTAATCAGTACCAAGGAATCAAAAGCAGGATCGTTTACACAGGTCGTACCTGAATATCATAAGTTGAAAAACAAATATCAATTGATGTGGGATCAGAAAGACTGTGATGGCTATCTAAAAACTGCTGCGGTGCTTGCTGCCTATGTGGATCAAAGTATCTCAACTAATACATTCTACAATCCAGCACACTTTGCTGATAGGAAAGTACCAACTACATTAATTGCTCGAAACCTTATGCAGGCCCATGTGTGGGGATTGAAAACATTCTACTACAGCCTAATCAATAAAGCAGGTAGTAAGCAGCAGGCAGAACTGACGCCTGAAGTTCATTATAATGGATTCCACAATGAACGAGAATTAATTGAAGACGAAGATTGCGAGGCATGTAAATTATGAAAACACTTAGAGAATATATCGATTTGATTTCAGAATCTACCAAAGTGGATGATGAGTGGTTTAAAGACGGGGCTTTCAAAACTTTTAAAAAGCCAGCCGAAGAAAAGTATGAAATCGCCAAAGAACCCGGAACAGTTGATACACTAGAAGGACCAGTTCGATATGAAGCAGGGCATTATATCATGACCGGTCCTAAAGGTGAGAAGTATCCAATCAGTCCAGAGAAGTTTGCAAGTCTCAAAGACGATCAAGGGGACGGCATCGCGACACCTAAGAAGATTCCAAAGATAGCGAAACTTGCAGATCATGATGGTGTGCTACGCACATCGTGGGGTGATCTAAACTATACCAAAAGCAACGACTACATTGTACGTCATGGCGAGGGCGACTATGGCGCAGTAAAGAAAGATATATTTCAACAAACATACGATACAACAAATGAGTAAAGCACAATACAACCTAAACACAAAGACAGACTATCTTAATCGCAAGATGTTTCTGGATCCAGCAGGCCCAGTTACCATACAACGTTTTGAAGAAGTTAAGTATAAAAAGATTGCAGACTTTGAAGCAACAGCACGTGGCTTCTTTTGGCAACCTGAAGAGATTAGTCTTACTAAAGACTCAAATGATTTTAAAGATGCTAGTGATGCAGTTAAGCATATCTTTACCAGCAACCTGCTACGTCAAACAGCACTAGATAGTTTGCAAGGCCGTGGACCTAGTCAAATCTTTATGCCCGTTATATCATTGCCTGAACTAGAAGCATTAGTATACAACTGGACATTCTTTGAAACTAATATTCACAGTAAGTCATACAGTCATATCATCCGCAACATTTATAATGTGCCAAAAGAAGTATTCAATACTATCCACGACACTAAAGAAATTGTTGAAATGGCATCGAGTGTAGGCAATTACTACGAAGCATTACATGTCATCAACTGCCGTAAACAGTTAGGTGAAACTATTCCAGAGAAAGAATATATCAAAGCAATTTGGATGGCTCTACATGCCAGCTATGCTCTTGAAGCCTTCCGCTTTATGGTTAGCTTTGCTACAAGCCTGGCCATGGTAGAGAACAAGATCTTTATGGGCAATGGAAACATCATCCAATTGATCTTGCAAGACGAACTATTGCATAAAGGTTGGACTGCTTATTTGATCAATCAAGTGGTCAAAGAAGACAGTCGCTTTGCTGAAGCCAAGGTAGAGTGCGAGCAAGAAGTATATCAACTTTATATGGATGTGATCCGTGAAGAGAAAGATTGGGCCACATACTTGTTTAAGATGGGACCAGTTATCGGACTTAATGCAAACATTCTACGAGACTTTGTTGACTACACAGCAGTGAGCGCATTAAAAGACATTGGTATCAAATATCAAGCTAGTGCTCCAAAATCAACACCAATCCCTTGGTTCAATAAACACAGCGATACCAGCAAGAAACAAACAGCTCTGCAGGAGAGCGAATCAACAAACTATGTCATCGGAGTCATGAGCGAAAATATTGACTACGAGGAATTACCGACTATATAATATCATGTACAAAGCACAATTCAAAAGACACAACCCCTACGAAAGTTGGACTACTATAGGACATTATGGAACTGAGGCTTCAGCTATCAGTTCTGCTCTTTCTTATAAAAACAAAGGAATGATCATGGTACGGGTCGTCGACAAGAATGGTTCTGTAGTATATACAGGTTAAAGGAAAAAGAAATGAAAGCAGTAGTATGGAGCAAGTATAATTGCCCTTTTTGTGATCAGGCTAAAGCCCTGTTAAAACAAAAAGGCATTGCATTTGAAGAACGAAAGATTGGAGATGGATTTACTAGAGAAGATCTATTAGAGTCTGTGCCTAATGCTAGAACAGTTCCACAGATCTTTCTCGATGAAGAATTGATAGGTGGTTTCACAGAATTAAAGAAAAGGTTAGAAAATGCTAATTGATAAAGGTGTAAGCGTAGGTGAAGTAATCACGTTGAAATTGACCAGCGGCGAAGAAATCGTAGCCAAACTGGTAGAAGACAGTCCCACATACTACAAGATCAGCAGGCCACAGGTAATTGGCATGGGTCCAAAAGGTCCGGGCCTAATGCCTTACCTGTTTACCGTACATCCCGACAAAGAAGTTAAATTGCTGAAAAATACCGTTACAGTGGCAGAAGCTACTGATAAAGGGTTTGCTGATCAGTTTATACAATCAACCACTGGGATCGCACTGGCTTAAATACTAGACTATGGCAACGTCTACAATCAATCCAGCACCGGCCGCTTCGAACAGTCCTAGCGGATCATTCTCCCCGGTAAGTCATACACATCCGTTTACTGCAATTACAGGACTGCGTTTCGGCGCAGATGGCAGAGTCGAACCGGTATATGATGCCATCAATGTCAGAGCCAACGGACAGCTGATTGCACTATACAATGCAGCGGCTACTCCGGGTTCTCCGGCCGCAGCCGCTGTACCGTTTGTAACGATAGAAGCAGCAGTTCAAAACAATGATGGCGAGGATACTGCACAAGGTAAAATCCAGGCCGATGCGTTCTTAGCTGCCGGTAAGATCACGAAAAAACAGTACGATGATTTAACCAAAGAAGTCAAACCATCTACAGCCGGAGTTGGACCAGCTAGAGTAAACACCACCGGCAAGAACGGATTTACATTTACCGGTGATACATTTGAGTATTCAACACCGTTAACACCCAATGGTACTACGTTGGGCGATATGATTAAAAAAGTAACGTTCCCAAGGACCATACAGCAATTGGGGCAGAGTGGCAAAGGATTAACCGCAGCACAGGTAGTGACTAATCTATCTGCACTGGCATTAAATGTTGTTGAACCAGTTAAGAAAAAATACCCCATGGCATTCTTAACCAATTCTTTTAGGCAAGGTCCTAACGAAGCACAACACGGCACCGGTCAAGCCTGCGACATCCAATTCAGCGGAGTTAAAGCTCATGACTACTTTGAAATTGTCCTATGGATGAGCAAAAATATTCCTTACGGACAATTATTGTTAGAGTACCTACCAAACAAAACTGTATGGTGTCATGTCAGCTACGAGATACCGGGACTACCAGCAGGCGGTATTACAGTAAAGCCAGTTAACAAATTAGCCACACTTAATGGAGCAGCAGGCGGTAAGTTCCTGCCTAATTTACATCAAGATATTTTGGTAGCATCAGTGCCTAACAGAGTAGTAGGATTTGCACCTCCAGGAGTAAGAACTACATGAAAAAACTATTTTGGAACATATTAGGATTCCTCAGCCTGGGATTGGCCTACGTGGGAGTCATTACTCCTGGTATACCTTACAGTCCGTTCATTGTGTTCTCAGCCTACTGCTTCTCCAAGGGATCGGAACGTATGCATCGTTGGATCTATAATCACAAGATATTTGGACCATTCCTTACAAATTGGAATGAAAAGAGAGTATTTCCACAGAAAATGCGCTATTTGATGTTGACAATGATGTCAATAAGCCTTATAATGATGTATGTGAGTGGAATTAAACCCATTGGCATCGCATCTACTGCGGTGTTTATGGCATTGGTCGCTGTCTGGGCATGGAGATATCCAAACACACCCGAAGAATATTATCGTAGAAAAGATCTCGGTAAACGAATAGGGTGGATTAAGTAATACACACACAGAGAGAGTAAACATTTTTAATATCAAGGAAAGAAAGTAAAATGGTAACAGGAAAAGTAAAATGGTTTAACGATGCCAAAGGTTTTGGCTTTATTACACCGGACGATGGCGGCGCAGATTTATTTGCACACTTCTCACAAATTAATTCAAGTGGCTTCAAGAGCTTACAAGAAGGACAGAGTGTAAGTTTTGAAGTAACTATGGGTCAGAAAGGACAACAGGCTAGCAACATTCAGCCTGCGTAAGTAATCATGAAAGCGTATCAATTCATTGTAGCAGTTTTAATTGTTATATTTGTTTTGATACATGTTTTCATGTAAGGAATTGTTGTAATTCCTTCAAAGTGAAGGCATTCTGGACGCGGGTTCGACTCCCGCCAGGTCCACCAGAAGTAATATTGGGCCCATTACGGGTCCTTTATTTTGGCTATCAATCTTATTGACTGAGATACAGATTGGTGCTACAATATACACATACTAAACACACAGACACCGAAAGGTATAAAATGGATTTCTCAGA